AAATCTTCTGTAGGTACTGGTGGCATACATTCTTTCTGCAAAGTAGGTCACCGGGGCCAATACTCTGGAGAACAACGTACCAAAATTTGACATACCACCACTATTTTTCATTCCTGCCATAGATATGACAGGCCCAACTGGGTTCTGACCTTCTCCAAACTGATGGATAAGGCTATAGCCGGGTTCTTTTGGTAAAGGCAGTCTAAGTTGATTAAAACTTCTGCTTATTATAGATTCACGGGTTCTCTCTGTGTTTATAAGAGAATATTCAGCAGCAAAAAAGTTTAACCATAGTGGTATTTCATTGCTATCTTGTGATGTTGGGTACTGATAATAAGCCATTTATAATATTTATGCTTTTCATAAATATTTTGTAATGGCATACAAAACAAAGTATAATCCCAAAAATATTCAAAAATATGTTGGCGATCATACAAAAATAACATGTCGCTCTTTATGGGAAAGAAACGTATGTAAATTTTGTGATGACCATCCATCTATTTTGAAATGGGCATTTGAAGAAATTGCCATACCTTATATAAGTCCAATTGACAATAAGATAAAAAACTACTATCCAGATTTTTTAATAGAATTTGTGGCCAATGGAAATAAAAAAACATGGTTAATTGAAGTAAAACCAAAAAAACAAACCATGTTAAAAGAAAATGCAAGTAAGAATGAAAAGTATACATGGGCCATAAACAATGCAAAATGGGAAGCGGCCAAACGATTTTGTGAAAAAAACAACATAGAGTTCAAACTATTGACAGAAAGAGAACTATTCACAAATGGCAGATAATTCAATAGAAGTAATTAAAAATTACATACAATCAAACGGTGGTTTGCAGAGACCAAATAGGTATAAAGTTAAATTTTTAAATTTATCAGAACCAATTCAAGCATTGTTTAATGGTGGCTCTGTTGTAGAGAAAACATTCTTTTCTAATGCCGTATCTTTTGGCGGCAGAGCAACCGATGTTGTATATGATGCATTAAGTGGATACGGATACGGAAGAATGGTTCCCAAGTCCACAAGATATATTGGTGGAATCGTAATGACCGTCCCAATAACCGGAAATCAATGGGTATTAAGGTTTATAAACAGATGGTTTGATACACTTTATGGAAACTCTTCCACCAACGCCTTTCAAACTAATACATTTACAGTACCGTATTATGATGATATTGTACGACCCTGTAAGATGCAAGTTTCTTTATTGGATATGAACGGAGAGCGGGTCTCTGGTGGAAATTACATTTTTAGTGAGGTATATCCAATAGAAGCATTGCCAATAGAATTGAATGAAGCGACTATTGATAAATTTTTGACTGCACAAGTAGTATTTAATTTTAGAAATTATATAATCGAGTAATAGGAGTATTTATGGAGTTGATTGAAAAATTAAAAATGGCATTTCCTTCATATGAGGTGGAATTGCCATACAGTAAACAGATTGTAAAGTTTAATCCTTTCAGAGTTAAAGACGCCAAAAACATATCAATTATTTTGCAAGAGGACAATAAAAAACTTGCTCTTAACGCAATGATTGATTGTGTAAAAGACAATTCTAATATCAAAAATATAGAATCATTGTGTCTAGCAGATGTTGAGTATTTGTTTTTACAAATAAGATCCAAAAGTGTTGATGAAGTACTGAACCTTCTTGTAAATGGAAAACCACAAAAAATAAACATAAATAACATTCAATTTAAAAACAGTATTCAAACTTTGAATATTAAATTAAATGATAGCATGATATTGACATTACAAACTCCAACTATAAAAGATATAGTATCTTCGAAGTCTTTTGATCAAGAAGATTATATAAAAGCATGTTTAGAAAAATTATGTGTTGAAAATGAAATATACGAATTTAATAAATTTGTTCCAGAAGAATTTAAAAAACTAATAGATAATCTTCCCTTATCGGTAATAAAACAAATAAACAGTTTTGCTTCTTCAGATCCTACCTTGTTTGTTACAATTAAAAATGAATCAAACGAAAGCGAGGTAAGTGGCCCACTAACTTTTTTTACTTGGCGGTAAAATACTTTGACTTGATTGATTATTACAAAACAAATTTTAATTTGTTTAAACAATTAAATCTTAGTATTGCCGACCTTGATAATATGATGTTTTGGGAAAGAGAATTGTATGTTAAATTGTTAATTGATTTTAATGAAGAACAAGAACAACTTAGAAGAGAAAAAGAAATTAATAACCAATGGCAATAAATGAAGATAACAAAATTCAAATAAATGTTGATGCAGAAAAAACTGCATTTAGCGATAAAATTGCTACACCGACTGTGTATCGTGATATGGCAATGCCGTCGGAAAATATTAAAATAGATCCATTTGCTTCCGATTTTTCAAAACCAGATTCATTTAACCCATTCCAATTTGAAAAAAATGTTATGGGATCTCAAGATCAACCTCCAATTGCACTAGAATCGCAAACATTGCAGTTTGATCAATCTACAGCATTTAATATGTTGAATCAATCGTCCTTGATGACTGGTTTGGATAGCAACAATGATACTTTTAAGTCTTTGTCAAATTTTTTAGCATCACAACAACTTACAAGTTCAACATTAAATCAACAGCCTCCGATTAGTCATTCCGATGTAAACAAACAAGTTCAAAAAGCAATAACTAAAGATATTGTACCTGCATTAGAAAATGTTGCACAATATATTCAACAATCATCAAATTTAAATACAGATCATAAAAATGTTCACGATGAATTGCCAACAATATCACCAAACAATCTAGCGTTTAATGATAGATCGGAATCGGCAATGGATAGACCTACATGGGCATAAAAAAAGCCCCTTGCGGGGCTTTTCTCAATCATTCTCCATTTCGGAGAAGTACTTTAGAGGATCCTTTTCCTCAATTTCCTCCGATGCCACTGGGTCCTCAGTAACATCATCCTCAATGGTCTTCTCGGTAAACTGGGCACGGATATCGTCGCCAGTTGCCTTCTTTAGACGAGCCTGTAGTTCCTCGTAACTCTTGAACTGACTCTTGTCAGTAAACTCCTTTAGAGAATACTGCTTCTTCCAAAGTTCCTCAAGCTTCTTGTCATCTCCAGCAAATAGAGGTGCTGGAGCTGCAAATTCCGAACGGTCATAGTTTACATAACCGCCGACATTGCGAATCTTGATTTTAAAGTCTGCACCAGTCCAAAAGTTAAACGGATCAACTGCAACCTCATCTTGATATTCTGGATGGGCCAAGCCTTGGATCTTCTGAAAGATCTTGGTACCATACTGATAGAGGAAGTTTTTACCTTTATTCTCTGGATTAGCAGGATCCTCAAGGACAAGGATGTTTGAGATGTAAGTCAATTTACGCTTACGGCTACGAGCAATGTTCTTGTCATCCTCAATACCACTGTTCCACAGTTCGGTATTGGCTTGGCAAATTGGGCACTTCTCTCCTAGCGTGGTTGGGCAGTTCTCGAATAGCCAGCCGCCCTTGCCTTTAAATGCGTGGCTGTAAACTGCGACAAAGGGTGCATCCTCACCCTCAATCTCCGGTAGGAAGCGAATTACGGCATATCCGTTGCCTGCCTTGTCAATTCCCGGCTTCCATAGACGGTCGTCCTTGTAACTCTCCTTGGAGTTCATCTTGTCAAGACGCTCGGTTAGGGATGCGACTGAATTCTTACTCTTCTTTTTAAAGTCTGAAAAACCCATAGTATTATCTTTCCCCGAGGAACTACCTCGGCCTAATAGTTGTCTATAGTATATATCGCGGTTTTAGTTAGTCAATTGGAAGCTTACGAGATTTGGATTTTTTAATCAAATGCAATTCTTGGGCTTCATATTGAATTTTTTCAATTAAAGGTTTTGTAAGAAGTTTTCCAGCAGCCGATGGATCTAATCCCATTTCTTCTGAAAGTTCTAAAACACAATCCATAAAAGGTAATTTAGTAGATTTTACTCTTTCTAAAACCTTATTTGAAAATTTTTCTTTGGCTGTATCATCAATGTACATATAACAGTATACCTCATAAATAATAAAGTTCAATAATTACTTAGACCTAAATATTCTAGAACTATTTAGAGGATCCTATGGGAGCAACATCAGACTCAATCCAAATCACTACATCTGGTATAACCGCAAGCATCGCCACCGATTATGTCGGCACAGGTGGTATTACAGGCCATTACCAGTTGATTAAACTGGCATATGGTACTGATGCGGTTGCCACAATGGTCAACTCTACAAATCCATTACCAGTAACAATAGCCGCTGGAATGACAGCAACAATTTCTGGATTTACCGGAACCATCAACGTCCAAGGGATCGGTGGTGGAACTCCAGTTCCAGTATCTGGAACCGTAACTGTAACAGGCGTTACAAGTTCTCCAATATATGTTGCAACTGCAACCGGATACAGAGTAGAAGTTACTGGTGGCGTACCACTTTCAAAATCAACAAACTCTGTTTCTGTATGGGGTCCATCTGGATTAACTTATGTTTATGTAAACCTAGTCGATCAGGCCGGAAATTCTTTATCATACACAAACGGTGCGTTGAACGTAAATATCACCGGCGCAACAATAAGTGCAACAATTCCTTCTACAGTAACCGTAGTAGGTCTATCCGGGGCCACAGCAGTAAATGTAACCGTAGGCGGAACTGCAAACATTAACGATGTTGCGATCCTCTCCGGGATGACAGCCATCTATGGACAGGTTGTAGGTCTCAGAAGCGATCTTGGTGGATTTGCAGTAACTCGTCCATCTTCGTTCAAGAACAGCCGCGTTAGCACCACAACTTCTGCATCACAATTAGATGCCACAGGATTTACATCAAGTAAAGGTGTAAATTTGAAAGCGCTCTCAACAAATACAGATTTCATTTATGTAGGCAATACCGCTGGTTTTGCTGGTGCATCCGTTGGATTTGCCATGGATCCCGGCGATAACGTATTCTTGGATATATCAAACACAGATAAAATTTGGGTACAAGCCGCATCTGGAACACAAATTATAACTTTCCTTGCATCGTAATAAATGGCATATACTCTTAATAAAGTACGTGGTATTGTAAATACTGGGATTGTTGTCAAAGGAACAACCCTAGACCCTTGTTTTTCTAAATGTTGGTTTAACACCGTTCCAAATGTTTCTATAGATGGTTCTACTTGTTACATAGATTATTCAGATACATACAACAATTCAGATAGGGTATTTTTAAAAAGAATATTTTCAAATCTACCTATTGGAAGTAGTGTATATTTTACAAACACTGAATATTATGATGAAACAGCAAATGTAAGAACTTTTATTGGTGGAACTTTTACATATTCTTCAAACTTTAATGATTATAAAACAATAATTGGTACAGTAACATCTGGATTTACAGCCATATCAAATTATACATTCTTTGATAAACAAAATTTTGTAACCATACCACAGTTTAACATAGGATATACCGGTGGTTCAACTGCTGCAAATTATATATTAAATACTCTTCCAAATAAAAAGAACACCACTTTTAAAGATACCGGAATCCTTGGTTCTGCATTTGGATTTGAGGAATATATTGAAATATCTGGATCAACTTTAAATTCTGGAAGAATAAAAACTTATGGTGCTGTTAAATTTAAAGATGAAACAGAAGCAATATACGTAACAGGTTCAACACTAACAGATCAAGATTTAAAAACAACATCAACAACATTAAATTTATATTTGCGTGGTGAATCAAATGTTTCAATAATTGAAAAACCAGAAAATGTAATTGGATCGTTTGTTGTTTATGATTCAAATTTATTAAAACAAAACTGTTACGAAAATCAAAATGAATATCAAGCCCAAATGAGATCGCAGGCTCTAGGTGCGACTTATTATTCTTATTGGGGTCCATGCCAAGACTGTGATAATGGTTTGCAATATTCTTCTTTTGCTTTAAATGGAAATAAAACCGTATATTACGTAAATAGTGTTTACTTTTCTATTGGCCCAGCAAGCATAACAGCGGATCAGTTGACCGTAACAGTTCCTTATTCAGTATTCACCAATAGAGGGTTGTCAGGTATACCCAGTTCAGTATCTTCTTTGACTTTTACATCATTGAATGGAAATCTCAAATTAGATTTTAGCCACCCATCTTTGCAGGGATGGAATGTTGATATATTTACTGATGCAAATCTACAACAAAAACTTATAACTAGTTATTATAAGTCTGGTGTTCCCGGATATGATCAGAGTTACATTTTATTGCTGTATGGAACATCGCTTCCAAAAACTCTATACTGTGTATTCTCTGGACCAAATCAACTTACAGTAGAATTGTATCTATAAAAAAACCCTCCCACATGGGAGGGTTTTTGAATGTTTAACTACAAATTTTAACGAGCGCGGTTACGAGTAACCTTGTAGTAGCTACGACCATTCTGGGTCATGCGAACTACGGTGTAGTTGCTGTCAAGTCGGTCAAACGCTTCCTTGAGGTCATGCATCGTGGCGCGCATGTTGCTGACGCGGAAACGCTTCCGTGCCTCTCCAGCCGTTAGCGGGCGGCCAGAACGCATGTAATCAAACACTCTCTGAATCTTGGTCGGACGATCAACAGTAGTAATTTCCATAACACTTTCCTTTCTTATAAGAAGTTGCTATAATATAGCACCCAATTCTTGACTGTCAAGTATTATTCTAAATAATACGGCTGAGGAGGTCCTATGGCACAGGGAATCAATCAGTTCGTAAAGTTTGTGAGAGATCACTTAAAACAATACGGTGGAAAATTGGTAATTGGAAAAGGTAAGCAGGTTAACTGCAATGGCATAATGTGCCCCGGATTCTTTGACGATAGAGAAATTTTAATAAAAATGGCGGGGAACGGGGAAGGATTTTTATCCACCCTAGTTCATGAATACTGCCATTTCCTCCAATATATAAACGACATACAAATTTATAGAAAATCGGATAAAGCCTCCGTAATAGTAGAAAATTGGTTGCTTGGAAAAGATTATGACCCTCAAACTGTAAAGAGGGCTTTTTTCTTGGTTCGTGCTATGGAACGCGATTGTGAAAAACGCGCTATGAAATTAATAAAGCAATTTAATCTTCCAATAGATACCAAGTATTATGCAAAGCAAGCAAACTGTTACATCTACACCCACTTCTTGATGGAAGAAACAAGAAGATATTGGATGTACAAAAAGAGTCCTTACAAGAGCAGAATTATAATGAAACTAATGCCTTCGACTATGAAGGTCAAAAGTCACAAAACAATTCCACCTAAGATTTATTCTGCTCTGATTCCTTTTGTAGATGTTCGATTGCTACAGGAACAGTAAACTTAGAAAAAATGTCTGCTCCATATGGCCAACGATCATTTTTTTCCAACATGCTGCAGCGTTCTAATTCATTTAGATGATCTTCAAGTCCTTTGATTGTAACTTCATCAATAGGCCATTTGATTTCATCTAACTCATTTACTGCTGGCTTTAGTGTTGTGTAATGCTCTGCAACAACGAGATCTGCAACCTTTGCGAGATTACCACACACTTCAAGTGCTTTGGCACATTGAAAAAACAGATCCTTCTTTAAGGGATCTGTTTCCTTGCGAGCTAGAGACCGAATTTCGTAAACTAACTCTGAAATCTTCATTTTTACTCCTGTGCTCAGGTGAGCGTCAGGAGATACTTGGTTTGTTGGGCCAGACCAAGCATCTCATCACGTATATTTAACAATGATGTTTGATCTTTTTCTATTTCTTTTTCAATTTCATTCATTAAATAATCTTCAAGAGAATTTACTACTTGTTCGGCAGATGTTCTGTATGGACCATTTAGTTGAAGATCTGAAATTTGTTTAATTTTTTCTTTTCCATAAACACCAATATATGTTTCAGTAAAAGTATCAATTAAATCATCAAGACCTTCATATAAATTTCCTAGAGCTTTGTGTGCTGAATATGATTTAGTTCCCCAGTGATGGAGTCTAATCTCATTTTGAAAGTTCATTAATTTTTGTACGCATGTCATGGTAAATTATTTATCCTTGTGGCATTGTGTGAAAGCAATAAAATCCACCGGGACATCTTCAGGATTTCGTTCTGCCCTTGCTTTGGCTTTTTTAAACTCAATATCTGTCAATAAAAGGGGAATGACATCACCATTAGGATCTACGTGAGCAACAAAGTAATAATACTTATTTTCCGTAGGCTTTCTTTTGGTGTTTTTAATTTTTCCCTTTGCCATATAATTATTTATTGAATTTTTTATTGCACCCACAACCAGATTTTGATTTTTTTACCATAGATCTTGGTATGGGAGTTTCTGGAATTGCTTCTTCGTGGCCAATTCTTAATTCAGATTTTGGAGCAACTTCTAATTCTTTAAATTGTGAAGTTAGATTAAATTTGATAAAAACATATGGTAGATAAACATTCCATTTGTTTAGATATACTCTTCTCTTTTCACAACCACATTCTTTAAACACTAATTTAATTAATTTTTTAATTCCAGTATATGTTGTTATTTTATCAACAATATTACCTAAACCAAAATTTTTTATTCCTATTCCACATGAAAATGATTTTTTGAATTGTTTTTTCATTGTTTCATTATATTTTTTTACTTGAACTGGATCACTTAAATCTAACATACCAGAAACATTCATTTCAGTAATCGATCCATTCAACACAACGGTCTTATTTGAATTCATACATTCTCCCATAATTTATACGTATGCGTAATTGGTGTCATCAACATCGGACATAGTTATTGGTTTTAATATTACGCGGCCTGAACGAAAATAACCGCACCACAATTTGCTATTAAGTTGGCAATCGGAAGGATTTTGTTTATATGCTTTTACTATTCCACCGGGACACATTATTGTTCCTATAGTATTAATATTTTCACATCTACAATAGATATCAGGATTTGTAGTTGAATCTCTACATGAATTGTTACAATCTTGAACAAGAGAAATTGCGTCTCTTCCTGCTTTTGAACTTGGACTTAAATAATGGTATGGAGTATCCATGTTAATATAACCCGTATTAAATAGATTTCCGTTTTGATCCTCTTGAGGTTCATAAAACCCTGTTTGTGAATTTGGACCATATTTTTGAACTTTTCCGGCAAATCTTACATAACATGTATTGTATCCAGAACATTTACAAACAGTGCAACGAACTTGTTGTGTTTCATCATCTGCGCTAACAGTATATGTTCTTCCATAATTGTAATTATTTTGTTGCAATACAAATGCTAAATTATCATAAGAAAGCCCATTATACCCACATTGTGTATCACAAGGCCCAATTGCCGGTTGTGGCCCGCAAAATTCATTGTCGCAATCAGTATTATCACATACATTTCCCTGACCATCAGTTTGTCCACCTCCAGTAGATACACCACCACCAGGACCTCCTGTGTTTATACCAGAAGCATAATTTGTTCTAGTACCAAACAAATCATCTCTAGCATCTCCAGTTGTTACTGGAGTTGTATTTGTAGTTCCATAACTATTTTTAAAAGTAGTATTTGCATCTTCGGCTGTAAACAATGGTGTTGTTTCTTCTGGGCAACCAAAATTGCAATCTTCACCGCAGGTTTCACATTTTCTTTGATCTATCATCAAATCTGCATACTCTTCCATAGTTAAATTTTGATTTGGATCTTTACCAATACATTCGCAGCAATTTTCTCCAAATAATTGTTTACATGTTAGTTCTGGTGTCCAATTACTATTTCCATTTACTTCTATATTTGTTTGAGCACAATCTTTAATTCCAGTACACTCACAACCACATGGAAATATAGTATTATCACAACAATAGTCATTTGGTTTTGAACAACTTGGGACGCACTTAACTGTACTAGGAGAACCACTAGCATCCCAAGCAATTGATTGAAAACCACATAATGCTCCTAAAGTTCTATTAGCAACAATATCTCCTGGAGCACTAGTACAGTCGGTTCCATCTGGAGCACTATCAACTGGCAATGGTCTAGAATCTGTTGCATTTATTCCATTGCACATACCCGAATATCCACCCGCATATAAATTTGTATTACTAAATTTACTATTTCCTTTATATAAAGTAGTTCTTATGCCTTCTGAATGCCATAAATATCCCGGTTCTCCAGTAGATGGCGGTCCCTCTCCATATATTTCATATGCACTACAAGGACTTGATTGTCTATTGCACCATTCACACTGTGATGTCATTGGAGCCCATTTTACAAACGACCAACGACCTGGAATTGCTCTAAAAAACAATTGACTATTTACATAATCTGGTGCCCCAGCAGAATAAACTCCACCGCTATAATATTTTGAATATTGTAGATCTTGTATTTTTTTTCTAGATGTTGTTTGTAATATTGTTCCATCAACACAACTTCTTACTTGTTTTGGACCATCAGTAAAAATATCATCTGGATTTACTCCATTTGATTTGTAAATAAAGGCAGGCATTTCTGGGGGATTTTCACCATCATTATTATTTCTCCAATCTTGTACATCCCATGAAACATCTGGAAGAAAAATATAAGATGGTGGTATAATTTTTCTTATTGGGCCAAATTTACCAAAAGCATTTAATCTAGTTTCCTCTATTGGAGAATCTATACCAGGAAACATTTCTGCAGGCGTACACATTCTTTCGTATGGCGTATAATATTTTTCTTTAAGTTTATTAAAATCATCTGGAGTTACAAATATTGGATTTCCATTTTCTAATGGTTTGTAGTATGCTCCATTGCTTCCATTTTCTAAACCAGTTTCAATAATCTGTTTAATTTCATTATAGATATTTTGTCTATGATCTCTGGTTCCAATTATTCCAGCTTCACACATTGCATCTATTATTTCTTTTACAATTCTTACATATTTGTATCCCGGTTCATCGCAACCGGGAGGATATGCTGCTCTTCCTCTGTCATCTATAGGAATTGGTGCTTTATTAAAGTAGCCATTAGAGAATGTACTAAAATATGACAAAAATTTACCAATAGTCATTCTGCCATCTATATTAGTAGATCCATCTGGTTGAGTTGCACTTTGATCTGGATCTGCAAATTTTTGAAATATACCTATTCTATCAGCATATACCAAGTCAAAAGTAAACAAGGGGGTTGCTGAAGATTTTAAAACAAACATTCTAGGAGTTGTTCTTTGTTTCCAATAGTTCCATCTATCTTGTACGTCTGCCCCCTCTTCTAAACCATATGGAATTGTTTTTACTGCTGCATCTAAATCTGATTTATTTACACCAGTATATTCCCAATAGTGTTCTAGTTGAACCATACCAACTAATTGACTGTAGAAAGTGTGTTCCCCCAACACTTCAATCCACTGTTCCATTGGGATGTCTATATTTGTACTTCCGCCTACTATTGTTTCACTATAAAGACCAACTTCAGGTGGTAAAGTCCAAAATCCTGTTTTTATAAATGATATTGGAAAATTATAAGTCTTTGCAGATGCTGATCTAGATCCACCTGCACAAAATAAATTATATGCCCATGGATAATCATTATATGCCATATCCCTTAAATATGGACTCAATGAGCAAAATGTGCAAGAATTTTGTAAATATCCACCAGAAGATGGTTTGTATACGCTTTCAGGGGCTTTATAAAAATAAGCAGGCTCGGTTCCTTCGCCCATAACAAAAACTTCAGATTCCTTTAATGCTTTTGAACCTTCACGTCCTCTTATACGACCTTCAAATGTTGAATAAAAATATCCACCATTTTTAGATAATATATTTTGTCCTGATCTTACACTAGAAATTGCATTACATTTTCCTGGTACATATCTTAATCCAGTTCTTCCCCAACAACTAGTAGAATAATCTGGCACTATTTGTGGTATTGTTGGATCTGCCCACACACAACTGCAGCATTCACCATCTGATGCAAATTGCCCTGGATATAGTGTTGAGGTAAATTGTAAATGCCACCCAGACGCAAGAGGTCTTACATCAAACATCGGACTAACACTAGCGTCTGCTCCTGTAAAATTTCCATAGATATCAAATATTTTATTTCCAAAAGCATCATTTAAATTTGAATTTGTCAACATTGGATTTATTTGCGTACATACAGTACAAACATCGGGACCTTCTTCAGGTTCTGCATTTCCGGCGTTAAATCCTGAGGCAAATTCAAAACAATTTACATTAAAATCTGGTGTACTGCCACCTATTTTTTCATAGGCAATTCCGCATTGTGGAATATTTTGATCATAATTAAATAAATACTTTGGTGGATACCATACCCACGAACATCCAGTATATTTGTATTTTTGTCTAATTGTTCTTGATCTTTGTAAGGCTATTCTAGAATAACCATAACAACATTTACATCCATTTTGTCCATTGTTATAAATTTGATTTGCATTATTTCCTAAATCACCCTCATATGGTGTTTGAAATAATATTAATTCATCATCTTTATGAATTGGATAAACTTGAGATTTTTCTATTGTAACTGGATTTCCTTGATTATCTGTTTCTATTGAACCATCTGCTTTTAAAACAAAATCTAAACCAGTTAATAAATCACCAATCATGGCAACATTATTGGTGTAATTATGTTGGGCACAGCAACTAGTTACATTACAAGAACAACAACCTTTTTTTGGCATTCACAGACCTCGCTCTATATTTAGAGCATTTCTAGACCCTCATCAGTGGTATAATAAATTTTGTGAAATACCTCAGAACACCACTTAGAACAAACAGGGCAAGGCTTAGAATTTCTAAAATGACCAAAACGGTTAAATCTAAAATTAATTAGAACCAACTTTTCACCACGCAAATTTTTAGGAACCTTGCGAAATGCATCCAGTTCAGAATGCATATCAGCCGTTCTATAACCCAAACGCAAGGTACTGGGGTGGGTCTTAAAAATGTTTTGACCTACCGCAATAACCTTGCGCTTGTACAGAACCAATGAGATGTGCTTCTTCTGCCTCTCCATAGCCATCGAAAGAGGCTTGGCAATGGGGAGGTAAATCTTGTTAATCGTATCTATGTCCAATTTAATCCATCGTCAGCTTCAGCTTCGACGCCGATTCAACGGTCTTGGAAGGAGTGACGAGTCCGTTATTGAGGTTAGAATCGTACTGAG